CAACAGGCGAGGTAGATAAATTTTATCAGTTTTATAGTTTATCTGCTAGATTTGATGATACTATTGAAGGTGGGTTAATTGACTATAATAATGGATTAACTACGTTAGATTACAATACACCTCTCAGCTCGTTAGAAGGCGACAATAATGTGTTTGATGTTATGATTCGAAACTCCTTATTTAGTAGTCTATCTCTGTTCTAGAGATAAATATGTTTAATGGATACCATTGTTACAGGCTACCCTGAAGTAGATTTATCTATAACTAATCCTAACGTAAAACGTGATGATGCATTAGATAGATTTACTCCATTTTCTTTTGTTCAGTTTATTGAAACTGTAACTGAGCAATATGATCCTGATACGTTAACCGGGTTTTACAATACATATATTACTAGGTGGAATTCACAGACTAAAGGTAAGGACAGTGATAATAAAGATATAATAATTGAACGATATCGTGACTTTTTAAAAGATATTACTTTAAATTTTTCTACTAATGCAGAGCAAAGATATCTTACACAATTAGATTTTTCTGATGCTCATGATTTAGAAGTAGCAATGTCTTTTTACAGTAAGAAGATACGAAGTATTATATCTTACTACAAAAGTAAGAGACAAAAGCTGCATTATGCAGCTACAAAAGCGAAGGTAAAGGGTAGTACATTAGGTGCAGAGCAAGCTGCTATAGATCTCATTTTAGAATTTCTAGAAAATCGCAGTACAGCTGGTAAGGACTATGATATAGATAAAATTAAAGAACGTTTATCAATATCGATGACAGAGTACTTTGATAACTTCGCGCAGTACTTTAATAAAACTCCTGATGCATCATCTTACGGTAAAACTTTTCAAGGGTATGATCCTTCACAGTTACCACGAGATAATATATTTTTATTAAATGATGAGTCGCTTATACAACAGGTCTTTGCTAATGTTGCTAGTGATCTAATTGAGCTTAAAGAAGCTCAACAAACTTTAAATTTTAATGTAAAAGAAGATTCTTTATTTAGTAATAAAAGGAAGCTTACAGAAAAGTTCATGGGAGCTGATTTCTATTATATTACAACAGATGGGGAGGGTAACCCTGAACTTGACGAAAACAACAATATAAAAATGTTGTTTAAAGCACAAAAGCCATATGCTAATTTCTTAAATCAAGATTTTCCATCTACAGCATCAATTTTTTCTAATGATATAGTTAGCAAGCGAGATCTAGGATTTTTTAGACCACAAAATTCTGCAATTGTAGTTATTGAAGGTAAACGATTACAATTTTTCACGAGAAAAAAATATCCACCAAATCAATTATATATTTTTCCAGACCCTAACTTATTTACAAATACAGAAAATGTTCTTACATTTATTATCGATACGTCGCGTGCCATTAATAATGCGAGTAAGGGTATTGCAGTTAATCAACCTAACACAGATAGAGATAGTACTGCTTTTATAGGTTATAATTCTGAAATGGGTCAGGATAGAAATTTAAATACTGATTTATCTTATCTATTTGATGAAGGTTATATTTTTGATGGTAAAAAAGATCTCTTTGGTAACATATTTGGCTTGGTAAAGGATTCAAATTACTATAGGGACAATGTAACACTCGAAACACGTAAACAAGTTAAGAGTTTGTTAATGAATGGTTATCAATTTTTTGATGATCTGTATGGTGAAGGTTATAAATTTTCATATAAAATATCAGATTCTGTTACATTTGCTGAGACTATAAGATCAGGTCTTTCTACCTTTACAAATGGATTTACTGGCCGATCTACACCTGGCTTAATACCCGATACACCGAGTAGTTGGACTAGTTTCCCGACTTCAGCTTACAATATATTTTACAGATATTTTAATCCCTATCAAGGGCTAAAAGAGCCATCTAACTATTTAGAAGTCGACTATAAAAGACCCGTAGGCTTTACTATTGATGCTGATGTAAAGGAAGGTGCGTATTTTGCTTTTTCAGATACAGAGGCTCTCGTAGATCCAACAAGCGCCACTGATATCGGTGTCTCAAATGTTTCAGATTTAAGTTCCTACGCTACAAGTACATCGCAATTTTATTTTTCAGAACTAACAGAAGCAGGTATTGGTTTGTTTAATTCAAACCCTCCATACCCTACTTCCTTTCCTAATAAAACTATTTTTACAGCGTTGTGTGATCCTACCGATGCTTTTACTAAAAGTCTCTCCGGTAATTTTAGTTATAATGTTCGACTATCAGGCGGATCCGGTAACTCCGGGAATGGTGTTAAGAATTATGACGGTGGCTTATTTACAGATAATATTATATTTAACTATTCGCAAAATAGAGAAAATTTTGATTATAAAACAGATGTTTTTGCGAAAACATCTATAGCTGACGTTACGTCTGCGGCAGCAAGATTTTTTGATAAAAGAGAACACCTAGGTAAGATATACGTTAAAAATATAAATCAAGCTCCAAATAAACCAGCAGTAAAAGAGCTTACAGAGTGGTTACCTTATATCTCTACAAAGTATAACAAAGCTGTTTGTAATGAATTATCCACGGCTGTTGTTAATTTCGATATCTTCTATAATACATTATTTATCGAAACTAGTAGTTACGTAGTTATTGAGAGAACTAATTACGATAATGAAACATTTAAAACGCCAAATACTTTTACAAATTCATTAACGATAAATACAAATTTCTTTGATAAGGCCAGTAATAGGCTAAAGGTACAGGATAATGTTTTCTACTGTCGGATGGCGAGGCAGCAAGTAGGTTATAAAGGTGATAATTTTTACCCAGAGATCTACAAATATAATTATTCAAACGATAAGAGTGAACAAATATATCCAACAACTGGTAACCCAGTTCTTTCATCAGCAGCGTACTTTGCATTAACAGCTGATGATTCAGTATACATTGAGTGTAGTCGCCCTCTACTGACGTATAGCAGTGATAATAATCAATTTAATCTTGCTGTAATTTTAAAGGATCAAAATAAAGGACCGGTCTTATTAAATTATCTCTTTGAGTATGTTGATGACGTTAAGTTTTTAAATACAGAAGCATATGTTTGTAATAATAGTAGATTTACTTTTAACTTTACACAATCAGCAAAAAATATACGCAATTTAAATAATATCAATTTTGTACTATCATCTATTGTACCTACCTTAACAACAACTAACGTTACACCTTCACCCTTATCCGGAGCAGCTTTAATACTATGAATACATTTACTTTCTCTATATCTACAACAGAAGTTGGTGGTTCTATACTTTATGAAACTATCAATCTTTTTGATGTTACCAGCTTTAATATAAATTTAGTGGATATATTTACTGGTACATTTCCAAACTATCTAGCAATTGACTGGGGTGATGGTACGCCTGTATTAGAGCCAGATGTTACTATCTTTCGTGATTATATAAAAGATTCAATATATCCTGAAATAAATAGAGGTATTGTACCGAAATATCTATCAGATTTATATAATCATATATACGAGCCTTCTGATTTTGCGCTTAACAAATCAGTAGTATTAAAAATTAATATCGGGTATGTTACAGGTGAAACAACACAATTAAGCGCTCCAATAAATATACGAACGGGCAGTTATTATCAAACTGTTGAAGATATTGACTTAGTAGGTCTGGATCTCTTAAACAAAAGCTATAATAGCTCTAGATTTACTTTTCTTACTAAAAAAGATAATTATATTGTTCAATTGGATAACGAATCTTATAAAGAAGACACAGCATAAATATTGTTAATGGGATCTTTAGTAAAATCTAGTCTAAGTGCACTTAGCTCAGCAGAGGCTAGCTTTTGTCCAATGAATATTGAATTAGATCAATTTCCGCGGACATTCAATGGGGGCTTTAAGATAAATTTTATTCAAGCTCTCTCTAGCTCACAGAGCTTTAAAAATTTAAACTACACTAACTTTTACCTTACCAATAATGTTTTATTAGATAGTGTTACAACATATAACGCACCAAGAGTAAGACCAAACAAGTATACATCAACGTTAAATTTTGGTTTTAGTGCTACAGCTTTTTGCGTGTTTAAACCAGCTTCTCTTAGTACTTTTAAGATAGAGAATAAAATTTACGAAGCAGATAATTATGGAACAGCAGAAATAAGTACAAAAGGAGGTGATGTATTTGAAATAGAATTAATTGATGATTTTACATGTAGAGTAGCAACTCGTGTAAATAATCTTCGTTATTTTTTAGTGGTTGAAGATGATACTGAAGAAGAGTTTCAAGAAACACGCGAAGTTTTATTTGTAGGAGAAAGTCAGTTGCCTCTATCTGGATTTAATTTAAATTATAATCTATCGAAATATTTAACAACGAGTTATATTAATTTATATTCTACAAAAGAGAAAGCTGGTGTTAAAAACGTCTACGCTATTACTAGTGACGGTAATAAGGTTATTGCTACTAGACTCAATCCTATAAATCAATATAATGAGTTTGCAGTGACCTCTTTTAGTATAAGGCTTGATCAAGAGCTAAATTTAACTATACCATCCCCATATAATACTTCATATATAACATATAATGATAGTGGTATGATCAAAAACACAGCAAGTGATTTTCATTTACCTTCTAACTATTTATTTTATAGTTCAAGTAATGGTAACAATCAAATTTTTAATTTCTTAACCTTAAAAAATATAGTAAATACGCAAGACTCATTTACATCATCAAATAATCTTCTATCTACATCTGAGACAACTACATTCGCACAAAACTTAAGAAACTATACTAGTATTTTTTCAGACATAGATAGTGAAGAAAACGAAACATTAGCACTAAACTATGTTTATCATAATTATGATATAGTTATTAGGTCAGGTACGACTCACTTTACAACACCATCTTCACTCCAACCTTTTGATAAGATTAACATTAATGATACCAAATTTACGGATTGTGGTTCCTTTTCTTTTATTACACCCGATTTATCTGATAGAGTATATAACTTAGATGATAATTCTATTAAGAATGAAAATGTCACTTACCTATGCACGTGGTTATCAGGTGGTATAGGTAAACGTGGAACTTGGGTAGATAGATATTTCTATCCAGATTTAGTTACAAAAGAAGAAGCTTTAGGAGGAGTTGGTTCATTTAACATAACTTATGATCAAGCTGTCGAAAATTTAATTATGACTAATTCAGACCTTAAGACGTCTGTAACCCAAAAATATTATTTTGATAAAAAGAGTGATTTAATTTTTGAACCATCAAAAAGATACAAATATGTTAGAATTACAAAAGAAGATTTTGTTAGAAAATCTCCAACAAATTTTTGTGAAACTTCAGTAGTAGATAGAAAGATTAATAATTATTTTTCAACTATAAATAAGAATGGTGGTTTTGGATTAGGATTCACTATACAAAACGATACAAATGATTTTTATATAGAGTCGGAATACAATTCAATTGATGGAGGTATTAGATTTGAAAAGAATGGAAAAACTTGTAAGTTCATATATAAACTATTTGATAACAGCACTGAAGGGTTAAGTTTATCAGCTAGAATAGCACAAAGAACATATCAGTATGAATTTAATATTGATTTGTTTGAACAAAATAATATTTTCTTATCTTTTGATGCAGTGTTAGGGGAATTTAAATTATATTTAAATTCAATTGAGCTGTACACATTTGAAGTTAATGCCTTTCAAATGTTTACTAAGCGTCTTCTCTTTGGTGATATTTTTATATACTATATGGATGAAGAGAATAAACAGCAGAGTATTGAAATATTACGTAATGCTGCTAATGACCCGGAAGACAGAATAGCTATTGATAATCTATACCTTTCTCTCGAACCTCTTACTGAGAACGAGCGACTAGCTTTCTTATTTAGTTCTAATCTTAATAACATACAAGACATAACTATATCTTTACCATGTGGCCAAAGAAATTTAACAGATAATATACAACTTGTAAACTCAATAAATACAAATCTCAAACATAAGAGTAATGAGGTGGATATTAATGTTAAAAATTTAAATATAACAGATAGTAATATTCGTGATGAGGTTAAAAATATTATTTTAACAAATATTAAAAACTCTATTCCAAAGACAACAAACATTAACGATATTAAATTTATAGACTATAAAAAATGATTGAATATTTTAAATATACTGCTGCTGGTAGTTTTACTTTAAGCGGCTTGCCGTATACGGGGTTTGTTAACGTAAGAGATGGTGTAGCTTATACTGGGAAGTCACTTACCACGTCTTCACATGTTTTACAATCTACTGATACTTTTTTTGCAAATAGTATTTTGCATAAGTTAGAGTTCGATAGAACAACAACACCAACAGTAGAGTCTAACATACTAACGAGACCTATTATATCTCCAAGAAGTGTTATTGATCAATCTTTTATTGATACAAATTTAGGTATTCTAAATCAAAATAATCTTAATCTATATGCATTAAATATAACATCGCGGAATGATTTGCTCAACTTCAAAAACTCTGCAAAAAATGGAAATGCATACTTTTTAGGGTTATCTAGTGGTAAAAATGATACACGTAATGATGATACAAAACTAGCTAAAGATAATCAATTTCCTATTCAAATCGATCCATTTAGCTTTATTGATAAGGTACAAGGTGTTAATGTACTAGACGACACTATCGATAGTACTTTATTTGTTTATAATGATGAGACATATTTTTATTTTACGACAACGCCAACGACTTCACATACTTTCTCGGGTAGCTTTGTTAAAAATAGTAACTTAGTACCTATTACACCTGATGAGGATACTGGTGAAACCTTATTCAAAGGTGGTACTAGATTTACGTATGATAATTCAACAGATATATTATACAGTTTATCAGCTGGCTCAGTAGAAGTAGATCTTAACTTATACGACAATAGTTTTATTAACCCTTGCGGAAAGTTAAAGCTTGTAGATAAAATAACTCTACGTGAAGACGTAATCGATAAAACAGTTAAAATAGGAAACAATTTATTAGGTTATAGATACCATGAAATAAATGAAGAGGAAGGAATTGATACAATAGCTATTTCTATTAGAAACAAATACTCGAATAAATTAATTGCAACGATTATAGCTGAGGAAGATGAAAATATAGTTTCTTTCGATATAAGAGACTCAGATGATTCTATTTTAATTTTAACTGAACCGGGGCAGGTATCACCAGAAATTAGTGAAAAGGATACTAGTGGGGAAGGTGTATTTTACCTATATCAATTAGATGCTGAAAAAATAACCAATCTAAGTTCAAGTTTAAATCCAAAATGTGTATTTAGGCATAGGCCGACATATGAATTTACCGCAGTTGAAGAAGATGATATTGAAATATTTTTCTCACAAAATGATTCAAATGTTTTTATAATAAACGATAAAGGCTTTATAACAACGAGATTTATATCAAACCCTGAAGAAGTTTCTGGTTTTGCAGATCCAGAAAATTTACAATATCTACCTGATATGTACTTTAATAATACTGGAGAACGTTTTAACTTAATCGAAAAGAAGTTTAATTCTAATATACTTAGATCAAACTACTTTAACTATATAAACTATATAGTAACTAAAAATGAAACTGATCTATTTTTCCTTTTACATAATATCGGTCGTATATATTTGTTTAAAGAAAGTAATCTGTTGTATCAAAACTTCGTACCATTAGATCTTAAAAATTTATATGAAAAAATTACGAGCTGTGAATCGAGCTTAGGAAGCACATTAAATAGCGAAATACAAAATATTATTAAAGATACAATAAACATCTTTTTAAGTCTTAGTCTCATACCAGCAGCAACAGAATCAGCTGGTATACCTATACTAAGAGATTATATAACTTACAAAGGATTAGATATTAATTTTAGAGATATTGAATTTCATGAAAATGAAGCAGTGGATTATAATGTTGTTTCACGAGTTATTAACCAACTTTTTGAATTACAGCAACAAGTTTTAAATAGTATAATAGATAAATCAGAACTATTAGAAGGTCCAGAAGAAGACTTTTTTGGTGACATAGTTATTGGTGAGGTAGAATTTGATGAAATAAACCCGGGTAGTACTGATAGTGGTACTCCTAATTACTAAAATAAATATACATAATGCCAGAAAGTCTTTCACAACAACGTATATCAGATCAATACACATCTTTATTACACATAAGCGGTGGTAGTATTGCTTCTTGGGATAGACGTGATGCTGGAGAACACCCAGCTGGGGTAGCGAAAGTGTATGACGGGGTAGGAAATGTTACCGGTATATCTTTAAGTTCAGCTGACAATAGATTTATAATTAATAGTTACGTGGAGCCTATAGGGTGGTCTTATCAAAAAGAATGGCTAGATGCTTTTTTTCCTATTAATGTTATAATAATGACAACAAATTTTGTAAACCCGGGATCTAGAATAATGGGTACAAAATGGGTTTTAGAATCAGAGGGATTATTTTCGGTTGGTGCCGGAACGTATACAGATAAAAATGACGATACCTTTACTTTTACAGCTGGAAGCAACAAGCAAAGAAATGGTAATAATCTTCAACAAGGTGACATAGCTGGTGAGTATAGAGCTCCTATTTTATTAGAAGACTTACCAAATCATACTCATACAACTGATACTAGAACGGAGATAGTGCCGGCTGGTAAACAAGGTGAAGGTACAAATGTTGGTTTTATATATTACTTCGGAGATACTATTAACCCGAAACAATTAACTGGTGATGATGGGCGTTATCTAGATAGTGATGCAATTGTTGCATTTCAAAATAATACCGAATACAACGATCAATTAAATTACCGGGATTATTTAATTAAAGCTCGTCATGAACAGGGTAGAACATATACTGATGCAGATTTCGACCCACAGTATTCGAATCAATCACTGAAAGGTTGGGCTCAGCCATCAGCTGGTGGTCCTGGTTGGGGTGGTATGCTAAATACAACAGGTAAATTTATTGGTAACAGTCCAAGACCAATTAATGTAAGATGGACATTTCAAGGTACAGAGTATTTTATTGCTAGACCTGTATTTGATCCTCGTACGCAAAGTAGAGTACACCCGGGTAGATTTTCTGATGCAGATTTACTTAAAGCGCGTGATTTTATTATCGGTGTTCTCGGGGTAAGAGAAGCGCAAAAGGCATTAGCGGGTGTTAATAGATTAATAGAGTTAAACGAATTACCAGAACAAGCACGATTTGGTGAAAATTTATATTATGGATTAGTTCCAGGTTCGAGAGTTGTTGAATCAACAACAACCGGTCAGTCTATAAATCATAATAATATACCACCAAATTATCCAGTATATTTTTGGAGACGTGTACCTCTTGATTTTGTTGATAATATACCTCCACCTGAACGACCAAGACCAAGCTTACCATTTGAGCTTATTATTACTAGTGATAAAAAATCAACTAAAAATAACGTATTTAATTTAAATCAATGGGCAGTAGATAATGGATGGAACGGGCAAGCTGCTTGTCGAATTATTATTGATAATGGCGTTTACATTTACTCTGATGATCCAAATAATGATAAAGTACCTGCAATGGTTATAGATGATTTTCCCGGTGGGTTAACGTTGATAAATAAAGGATTTATTATGGGTAGGGGCGGTGACGGAGGTTCTTATTATACTGATGGACAAAATGGTGGGGATGCTATACATGTTATAGGTAACTCTGAAATTACTATTGATAATACTGCTGGTGGTATCGGTGGCGGCGGAGGTGGTGGTTCTGCCTCCAAGCTTGGTAATTCGGGTGGTGGCGGCGGAGCTGGCGGTGGCTGGGGCGGAACTGCATCAATATTTCAACTCCCCGGGTGGAACTATGGTGATGGGGATGGTAGAGTGATAACTAGTAGTGAAGTGGAGGTTAATAATTGGAGTGTTTTTGATTATCTTGATGGTAAACAATATTTCCCAACTGCCGCAGGAGGAACAGGCGGCGCGCCCGGTCAACTTGGTGGAAACGGTCGATGGTATAATAATTTTGTTAGTAATTACTCTTTACAATTATTTAAAGCTCAAGGTGATATTGTAACAGTTGGTTGGGGACCGGGGGCGGTGTTATTACCCGGCGTGGGTGGTGAAGCCGGCGGAAGCGGCGCAGAAGGAAGAGCCAAAGGCAGAGGCGTTGCTCCTGATCAAGGGTCAGGTGGTGGAGGCGGTCGTATATTAACGACTACCGCTTACGGTGGTGGGACAGGGGGTGTTCCTGGAGCTGAGTTTGGTGCTCTAGATGCTGCTGGCAACGTAAAAGGAACTGGACCAGCATGGAGTAACACAGCACCACGTAATAACAGATCAGTCAATGTACAGATAATACCTAGACCAAATAGAACAAGAGATAGAGAAATTGAAACGTATGTAACAGCTTATAATAGTAGTCAACCATACAAGGGATGGAATTCCGGTTATAGGTTAAGATCACCATTTGGCTACGGAGGTGGCGCGCATTGGGCAGTAGGTCCACATTGGAGAGCTAACGGTGTTAATGGAGGCACAACTGGGCTTCCTTATATTGTAGCTGGTGTAAATAGGGCAGGTAGCGGGTCTCATACAGAATTTCAAGTAACAACAACTTTAAACTATAATGGATTTTCATACTTATCGCCTACAGGTTGGGATGGCTATAACCATAGGTCCGGGTTAGTTCATGGCGGTAGTACTAATCAACCCGGTTATTATGAAGTGGCCGGAGTCGATGTCGGTAGTCGCTTTGTTGGCGGGCAAGATCTATTTCAGGAAACCTACACGGGAAACACTGCTGCTGGTGGTGGTGGTTGGGGCGCGCCTGGTGGATTAGCATGGAGAGGTGGACGAACATGGCTACCTAAAATGGACACTAGAGGGACTGGGCCAATGATAAGAAAAGCAGGAGATGGGGGACTTACAGTAAAAGCTATAGCTGGTAAAGTTACAATAATCGGTGGTTTAGTATATGGTGAAACTCAAGGAAATGTCAACATTAGATAGTATTTTCAAATTGCGACATAAATAATAGTAATATGCCAGAGAGTTTAACAAATCAATTTATATCTGATTTTTACACTTCTTTGCTCCATTTAAGTGGTGCAGAGTTAGGGGATACTTTAAATAAAGTGTTTGATGGTGCTGGTAACTCTACTGGATTAGCACTAAGTGGTGATAGAGTTATAATTAATAATTATATATACCCTAAGGGACCTTTATCTGAACCAACAGAATGGCTAGATGCATTTTTTCCAGTTGGCTGTATTCAATTAACCTTCGATAATATAAATCCGCAAACGAGAATAGCTGGTACCACTTGGGAAATAGTTGCTGAAGGCAGATTTTTAGTGGGTGTTGGTGGTCATACGGATAAAAATACCGATTATAGAAAATTTTGTGAAGATGGGCTACCACCTGAATCTGGTAACAGAGCAGGTGAATATATGACAGAACTTAATATTGGTAATATGCCAGCTCATACACATACAACCAATGTTGGTTCTAATGATGTATTTGTATCTACTGGTACGAGTGTTGCTAATGGTCAGCCTTTTGTTGCAACAGGAGTTGGCGTAACAAATTCAACACAGGCATGGCAAGAGCAGCAACGCTCAAGAAACGCATTAGGAGCAGCTAGTGGATGGAATTGGAATAATCAGTTTGGAAACAGAACTACAAATAATAATGATCCACAAGATATTATAAGAAGGTCACTCGATCTTAATTTTCAATTAGGTTCTGCTGCAAACTATGATCCAGATACAAGAAGTAGATATTTAAATAATACACAATTTCAATATAAAGAAGTAATCGGACTATGGAATGGTGAAACGCGATTTGTAGCGAGTAAATCGCCTTTAGGTAATGGATCGCAGTGGGACTTTAATGCATATAATTGGTGCATTGAGAAAGGCGCTGTGGATGTAGGATTGGCACAAGCTGGTGAATTAGCCAATAACGCTAGTAACGTAAGTGTTGTAACGAGAGATAATCAGCAGGTTAATTTTAATGAAGGATCTACTAGCATTAAACAATCTACATCTGTAGGTGAAGGTAGAAAACATAATAACATTCCTCCATCATATGGAGCATATGTATGGAAAAGAATAGCATAAAAAATCATGGCAAATATTACTATAGTAAAATTAAAAGTTAGAAGAGGTACTGATAATCAGCGTCAGGACATTGTATTAGATCAAGGAGAAGTTGGTTACACTCTTGATTCTAAGAGACTGTTTGTTGGTGATGGAGCAACTTATGGTGGTATTGTAGCTGGTACTAAAGCAGTAGGCCCATTTGCATCAGTTGCTAGTTTAGGTCCAGCTGCTGGTGAATCTCCTTATTTACAAGTTGGTGATATTGGGTATGCAGATAGTCGTTTGTATATTCTAACTGGAGCTAGCTCGACAGGTAAAGCATATACTAATGCTTTGTCAGGGTGGGCATATATAGGCAATATACCTGACGATACATCTATTGAATTTGATAGTAATAATAAGTTTTCTGTTAAAAAACAAGGTCTAGATGCACAAAATCTTAAATCATCATTTTTTGGTACAGGTCTATTATCATCAAACACTATTGCAGGCCGAAGTGAAGTTGCACTTAACACAGATTATTTAATATTATCAAGTGCGGCTGGAACAACTGGCAGAATAACTCCAAAGCAAAACTCTATAACAAAACGCGAGATAAAGGCTTTATTTCCAACAGCAAGTGGTTTAAAGGGAGGTGACGGTGAAGAGTTAGCTCTCAGCATTAATGAAGATCAATTTAAGTTCGATGTGAACAATAAGTTAGAGCTTAAGAGTGTTGGTTCATTAACATTTCCTATATCTACATGGGCTGGACCAGGTGACGGTACATCCTCTACAGCGGGTAAATTAGGCGGCGGTCTAACTGTAAATACAGCTTCAAATAGACTTGAAGCAACATTACAATCTGTAGACGGTGAACTTTTAATAAACGATAACGGGGTTGTAACATTAAATGGTACTACTTCTGCATTTCAAGAAAATCCTTTTTTGAATATAGAAAAAGGTTTAGTTACACAAATTAAGACCTCTATATTTGACGTTGTTACAGCTACTGGGCTATCAGGAGCCGGAGCAGGCGATGGAGTACCTATAGGTTCTATTTTACCGCATGCGCAAGCATTTGCAGAAGCGCCAGCTGGATATGTTCTTTGTAATGGTGCAGCATATAATGCATCAACAGATCCAAGATATAGAGAGTTATTTGACAAGATAGGTACTGTATATGGTGGAACGGGTATGTCTAACTTCAGAGTTCCAAATTTAACTGGAGGTGATGTACTTCTTTATGGTTCTGAAGGAGCAATTACAACTGGTACAAAAACGCTATTTTTAAGTGCTACAGAGTCTCACTTGCTCGGTCCTAAGACAGGAGCTGGCGGTCCTTCAACCTTAAGTGCTTTTGGTGTTAACTTTATTATTAAATATGCTGAAGACCCTGTCTTAAATATTTTTAACGGAGCTCCAAACCAAGTTGCTAATAATTTTGGAGGTCAATACTCACAACAAATTTGCCATGGTTTAGACTCTGGCGGTGCCGCTATCACATTAAGTTCAGCTGGCTTTATAACAATGGCTTTATCTGGGCAAGTTCGCAATCCTGATAATACAACTAACAATAAGTATGATAGGTATGCAATACCGGTTTATAGCTACTAAATATTTTACACATGTCTATACAAATTTTAGAAAATACATTATTAAAACTTCTCGTTAGAAGAGGTACAAATTTTGATCGACAGCAAATAACATTAGAAACTGGCGAATTAGGTTACTCGACTGATACGAAAAGGTTGTTTATTGGTGACGGTACGACAAAAGGCGGTATTATAGTTGGAAATAAATGGGCAGGAGAAGCGGCTGATTTAACATCATTAGCTCCAGTAGCTAGTGGCGATTACGCATATGATACAGATAATAGATGTTTTAAAATTTTAACTAAAGGTACTGGGAGTGTTGCAGCAGACTGGGTTACTGTTGCAACTTATTTAAGTGCATTTAATACATCTATTACTATTGACGCTAATAATAGGATATCGGTTGGTACGTTATCAGCTGGTAATTTTTCTTTAAATGCAATAGGGAATTCTCTAACAATTGATGGGTCAGAAAAATTAGCATTAAGTGCTACTATAAGTATAGACAAAATTACACAAAATAGTACGGGATTAACTGATTATCTCTCCTTACCTTCAAAAATAGATGTAGGTGGTGTACCATATACTTTTCCTACTACAGGCCCACAAAAAGAAACTTTCTTAGCTTTTGATAAGAGTAATGGTGCTGGGGGATCGCAACTTACTTGGAAAATACCAAAAGAAGTCTTTACGGCCGTTGCACCAACTACAGCAGCTTTAATTCCCGTTGGTTCCATTCAAACATATGCTGGGCCAATAACAGGAGCACCACACGGTTGGTTAAATTGTAATGGTCAAGCTGTTAATGCTGTAACATATTCTGAGCTCCTTACTGCACTAAACGGGCAATATGGACGCAACTTTACAGATAATACTTTTAATGTACCTAATCTAAGCTCTGTATTTATACATGGCTTTGATTCAACAACCAATAGCCTTGGTGCGCAATTCCCAGCACGTGGAGCAGGTCTATCAGCTCAAAAGACAACACTTTCTGCTGTTGGTATGAATTTCATTATCAAAGCTTTTGGTGGCGTAACTAGCCCAGCATATACTATAGGTAAAAACCTTTCTGCTACTATAGAATCAGAGTCAGGTGTTACTCAAAATGTAACAGATACATCTTTTAATCCGCTTAGTGGTATAGTAAAAATAACAAGACCTCTTCCTGGTATGCAAATTTTTGATACACCGGATATAGAGCATACATTTAAAATGCCTGGAGGAATATCTTATGTTAAATTTTACGTGACGGGGTCAGGATCCCCGGGTAGGAATCAAAGTGGTAATGCTGGATCTACAGCAATTGGTTATCTATCTGCACCTCCAGGAACAGAATTTCCTGTTATTGTTGCTGCAGCTCCTATTGGTAATACTAGTGGTAAGTCTAGTATAATTTTTGAACCTAAGGTAGATGGTAATGACCCAATAGTTACGGCGCCGGGAGGTGCGTTTGGTTCAATAGGAGCCGCGTCTCCAACAATTGCTGAAAGCATTTATTTACCAACCGAAACATTACAAATTTTAGGTGGGGTTGGATTTATCGATACAGACGACGGTGGTGATGAAGAAGACGTCGGTGGAGCTGGATATTACGGACACTCACCTGCTTATGGTGGTGGTGGGGGATCGCATGCTCATCACCCTGCAAGTGCTCCTGTTTCTACCGGTGTTGTTGTGTTTGAGTGGAACTAGTTGCTTTATAGCGTAGAGAATATAACTACAATATGGAAGAAGTTATAGTTGAAGGTCTTAATTTTGAAGATTTTGTAACTCTAAAAGAAATTTTATCTAATAACACTAGCTTTAAATATAGTGAAAGTCAGTTGCATATAGACACAAATATTTTAATTGAAAAGATAGATAAAATTCTTCAAGTCTTTGATGATGAATAAATACTTGTATGAATACAAGTGTTTGCAGAGCTAATGCACTCTGTGAAGAATTTTCCGACTACGTTATCTATGATAACGAGTTCGAAAGTATCCTTGTTAATATACCATTCGAGCACTTTAAAACGGTACATTTAGAGTTATCAAAGTTAGGTTATATGTTAGTGTTTAAGACACAAATTAAAAAAACAAAATCTCTAACCTGTACTTTTATAAAGGAATGAGTAATTAAATATATATATGGCAGCATTAGCAGGATTTCCAACAGACATATCATTACCCGCGGAGGCAAGATATTATACCTTCGTCGAAGTTGGTAAATCTTTTAATTCAAATTATGATATTACATGGTCTTTTCAATACAAGCTACCGAGTACTAGCTTTGGTACAACAGCTAAATCTTATAATTATGAATTGGGCTTTTCAACGTTTTTAACTAATTTACCTAGACCTTTATCATGTCTGCCAGGTCAATATATTGGCGACCAAGACCCGGAATTTATATTATCAGCTCATGCACTATTAACTGAAGGATATACCGGTGCTGGAGTTTTATCATCATCTACCCCCTTAAAAACAGAAGGAGATTCTACAGTTTTACTCGAGGGAGCTGTACTTAGTGGTATGTTGGTTAAAGTAGCGTTTGATTCTACTGGTAAATACGCATTAACAGGTAGAGATGATCGACCTGGAGTACAACCAAATAAAGTATTAAGGGAATCAATTATAGCGCGGGACTTTTTACATAATGTAATTGTTAATAATCATCTTTCCTCTATATCTACTACGTTTAGTACCATATCTACAGACACATATAGAACCTTAAGATTTAGATATGCTAACCTCGGGCAAACCTTATTTATTGATTCACGAGAAAGTGATACTACAACTTATACTTTATTAACGGCAATTAGCCTCGGTACAAGATATAGCACTCTTTCTAATATAGAAAACATTTATTGTGGATTTGCCTTTTCTACTCCAATTTCAGCAAATTATGCAGCTACTGCTGCGGCTTATCAATTGAGCGCAAAAGATTTCTTTTTAAGAAACTTTCATGTTGAAGGATATGAAGGAAGTGAGGTACTTACTGAAACTATTAGAACTCCGAGCCTGAGCACTGTACCCAATACTCCATTTACAACTGTCACTAATATTACTGCATAATGGAAACACCGGAACCAGATTTTTCTAACACAACTCCTGATCCAATGGGGTTGTCGTCTGGAACTCCGGCGCCAGCTTCTGTGCATTTAGGAGATCCGGATGTACAAATACAAGATGTTTTTGTAACTGTTATATCTTATCCACAACTCGGTGCAGGTGGCGTAGAGGGTTCATTTGATAACACTACTGGGGTTATTAATGTTGATTACGTTTCATTAAGTAAAGGGTTTGATGGAGAAGTAGAATATTTTGTTGAAGATTTTAACAATAAGGCAGAACTTGAAGATGGTGATTCAGCAGTATCGGCTGGTACTGCACAAGTAACTATAAATGCTGCCAGATTAACTTTAGGTGCTGATCAAGTTGCTAAAGACGGTAGCATGGATGTTACTGTAACTCTTCAGCAAATTGTAGATGGTAGACCATATGTTAAATCTCAAACTTTAAACATACCTAACCCTAATTACGATCCATCGACACCTGGTGTTACTCCGCCGCCAGCACGACAAGATAAAGGATTAAATCAAAAAAGTTCAGGCCAACAATCTATCATAGATTCCCTTAATAAACTCTCTAGTGTTTATAATCAGACACCGACGCGAGAGAGTGAAGGTTTAAATCAAGAGAGTCAAGATTTAATATCTAGCCTTTTTAAGGATACACAAGCAGCTGGAAGTACTATAATACAAGAAAATTTATATACTGCAGGTGGAGAGTATGTTTTAAGAGAATCCGGAGAAAACTATATAGGTGATTACCATATACACCCAGATAAAGGACCTATGGAGGGGGCTTTACATATTAATAAGCCACATAGATATTTAGATTTACGTCCAGATGCTGGACCAATTACAACACCGGCAGCTGAAGCTACACCACCGCCTCGACCCCCTATTGTTGAAGATACCGGTGTCACACGACCACCCGATCAAGCTACACCTCCGCCGGGTGGAGGAACTACCCCTACAGTAACTTATCCTGACGACAGTGGGTTAAGCGATCTTACTGAAGACCTCGAATCAGCTCCAGAGACAGAAACTGTTACAATTAGTAAGAGTAATATTGTTGATACAATACGGGACCCGTTAGCAGCAGCAGCTGTGTTAGCTGAAGAATCAGTTACTGCTGCTGAGAATACAGTTGGAACCGGTACGAACGCTTCTGGAGGGCGCGGTTACTCACCCGGTACACTTGGCCTGTCATTAAGAGCACAAAATCAAAGAAGGCCTAATGAATTTCCGAAAAGTTTTGTAGATCGAGTTACAAATTTAAATAGCTTAGCTGAAAGAGCTCGGGACGCAGCGAACTTAGCAAATGGGCAGATTGCTACGGCTCTGATGAGTGTTAACCAATGGTTAAATACAGCTAATAATTTTGATGTATTATCAAATGCACCGGTATCAGAGATTTATTATAATATTGTAGGCGCTTCACAAGCTATAGACACAGCAGCTGGTTTTGCAGAGGAAACATATCGAATTGGCCAATTAGGGAGGCAAGCAGCTAGCTGGCAAATTACATCTAGAACAACGACTAGTAAAACTGCAGCTCTTAACCTTGTAGAAGCTTTTAGTAGCATACTTACAAAAATAGAATTTTTTAATACTGCAGTAGTAAGAGCACAGTTGGAAGCAGATGCAGCTGCTGCAGAAGCTGTTGCTCGAGCTGAAGCACAAAGGCTCGCAGCACTTAATGCAGCAAAAGACCAGGCTATAAGTTCATTAGGTGATGACGTTTTACCTTACTATAAAAAACAGGATTATATTGCTCAAATTAATTCGTTAGGTACAACGATACAATTAGTAGGTCAATTTTTATTGAATGCAGCTCAAGCTCGACAACAAGCTGTCAAGCAAGTTAGTGATGATAAAGTAAAAGAGGCAGAAGCTCGCGCTCAAGATAAAATACTAGAAGAACAAAGACGGCAGGCAGAACAAGAAGCGCTTCAAGAGGCGCAAAGCTTGCAGGAGATTGAACAGGAAGAAAGGTTACAGGAAATTGCTGATAGACGACGCGAACTTCGAGAATCTGTTCTACTTAGCCGGTTACAAGAATTAACCTATACGGAGATAGTAGCCTTAAGTAATGAGAAATTATTAGAGCAATCAACTTTACGTAGTAATGAAAATATGCCGGCAGCTGCGCGAAGGATTCAACTCGAGTTTGTAGCTAGCGATATTGAAGTTATTAGTACATTTCTTCAGAATAACCGGCGTTTAATGTTTGAGGATCCAGTGATCCGTGAAGAAGAACGGCGACGTCAAGAAGAGAGAAATCGACTATCTCAAACAGCTGAGAATATAAATAAGGTCCTCTTAGAGGCTATGCCTCTTACTTTTAGTACCGGGTTAACAAAATTCGATTTCTCTGGAGTTAGTGAGGGTGCTGCCGAAAACTGGTCTCCGCAAAATGATGGTGTTAGACCGCCTCCATATAGAAAAGCAGCAACATTAATAACTCCACAGCACGTTGTTTTATCAAAACACTGGAACATTTTAAATGGACCTAATGATATATTTGGCGGTCAAGTTGTTTTTGTAGATAAAAACGGAAATAGAGTTATTAGACAACTAGTGGCAACTAGTGCTTTAAGAGATTCCGATGTACGTGTTGGTTTACTCGATGCTCCTATTCATAATGTAACAGTTTACCCACTACTTCAACCTAAGGATATAGATGAATATAGTAATATTCTAAAAGGCAGTCATGTTGTAGCAACAGATCAAGAAAGAAAGACGCTCATTAGAAGATACGGTGGTGTAATTAATGGTCCTAATATTACATTTCCACCACATACTAATGTTGATGATGAATTTCAAGACTTTGCAGATTACAGTAATGAACCAGTACAAAAAGGTGATAGTAGTAGCCCTACTTTTATATATACAAATAATACACCAATTTTAATTGAAACGCATCAGACAACTTCTGGTGGTCCTTTTTACGGAGACAGTTCTATTCAGAGAGGTATTAATGATGCAATAGATGATCTAAATCGACTTTATGGTGGTGAGTATGGTGGTAATTTTAAGCCTACTGTAGTTGATATTGATGATGTTATTTTTAAGGAACCACCACCACCGAGTGATACAACACCACCACCGAGTGATACAGCAGGTGATACAACTCCACCAGCAGGTGATACAACACCACCGATTGGTGATGATGGTGATACGACGGGTACAACGCCGCCACCGGATGATACAACGCCTCCAGTAACACCGCCTCCGTGTCCTGAAGGTAAAGAAAGAGTTAACGGGGAGTGTGTTGATGTTTGTCCTGAAGGTTTTGTAAGAAACTCTGCAGGTATATGCTATGATCCGAATCCTGAGCCAGATGACGAATCAGATGGTTCATTAAACGGTAGCCCGATTGATATAACAATCGATTTACCTGGATTAATTTTTTCTGATCCAACTGACGGTAGTGGTAGTGATTTTAGGATATATGAAGATCCAACAACTGAACCACCTTATCAAACTCCCCCACCGTATACCACCCCTCCGTATCAAACTCCCCCACCGTATACCACCCCTCCGTATACAACGCCACCTTATACTACTCCTCCGTATACGACTCCTCCGCCGTATACTACTCCACCACCGCCGTGTACAACTATTCCACCGAATATTGTTCCACCGGGAGGTGGTGGTCCTGCGGACCCTCGAGACCCAGTAGTTACTCTACCCCCCGAACCACCGGAACCACCGGAACAACCGGAACCGCCAGAACCACCGGAACCACCAACATTTATATACCCGGCTCCTATTTTACCGTTAGAGACGCCGTTTATAATGGATGAGCTTACCACTACAACTACTACAACTACGACGACTACTACGACAACTACAGTACCTCCTGTAGTAACGACAACAACAACTATTTGTCCAGAGGATGAAGATTGCAATAACTTGCAGTTTTAGTAATTATTAGTGTGGGAAAGCTAACTATTGGAACTTGCGTTTACGACGACTATGAAGGTCTCTATTTTACAATTCAATCTTTAAGATTACACCATAAAGAGGTATTAGATAGATTAGAATTTGTTATCATTAATAACAACCCTAAATCAGCACAAGGAAGAGAGATCCGTAAGTTTGTTGATTGGCTTAAAGAGCCTGTAACATATGTTGAGTTTGATGGTTTTTCAGCAACCTCTTTAAGAGATAAAATATTTGGTTTGGCTAACACTGAATACGTATTAGTATTAGATTGTCATGTATTATTAGATCCTGGTAGCTTGAAAAAGCTTTTAGATTTTTATGATGCAGGTAAAGACCATCAAAACCTATTACAGGGACCGTTAATATACGATGATATGAAGAACGTAAGCACGCACTTTAATCTCGATAAGTGGGGCAGTGACATGTGGGGCGTTTGGGATACAGATAAACGAGGTAAAGACCCTAATAATAAACCATTTGAAATACCAGCCCAGGGGTTAGGTTTATTTACATGTAGAAAAGATAGCTGGTTAGGCTTTAATAAGAAGTTTAGAGGATTTGGTGGTGAAGAGGGTTATATTCATGAAAAATATAGATTAGCTGGGCGAAAGGCTGTTTGTTTACCATTTCTTCGATGGTTACATCGCTTTGGTAGACCCGCGGGTGTTCCTTATCGCCCAACTAAAGAGGATAGATTCCGTAATTATATGATTGGATTCCAAGAAATTGGAAAAGATACTAATGAAATAATCGAAAGATTTAAAGACAAAGTATCAGCAGAATATATCCAAACTGTAAAAGAAGAATTAGGTTTATAAGTTACCTAAAGTAGCTTCTACCTTGAGATCATGCTTCATTGAATGAAATCTTTCATCAATATACTTTTGAAAAGCTAGAGGTTTAATCCAGTTATTACTCTCAATATCGATATCTTCTTTACTGCCTACTACTTCAAGCGCTTCAATTAGACAAGCCCAACGAACTAGTTCATCAAAGTCCATCGTCTTCGTTGTACCGTCTTTTAGTTTAAATTCATGTTTATTCATAATATAATTATATTATAGTTCCGTTCCTGGCTTATAGTCTGATGTTATTTTTATATCATCACTTTCTTGTACTTCTTTTGCTAAATCAGTAAACGTTTTATTAACATCAAGAGTCTCAGTTAGGAGAGTCGGTACTAAGTTAACATCTATTCTATATGTATTATTACATTTGTCGCAATGAAATGTATTATCCATATTAATAAATACATTTTGCTGAAAAGTATTATTATTACATGGACATACAATTGTTGCTTCATTGAGATCTAGAAGTTGTTGTAATTCTCCTTCAAACTCTGCAGTAAGATTGTCTACTCTGTTAATTTTGAGAGATGAAACAATAAAAGCAATTAAAAACTGACAAACAAATACAAGAACTGCAGTTTCCCAAAATCCAAATATACTACGTAATCCAAAACCAAAAGCAAGAGATACTAATATGGTAATAAACAACGACCTTAAGATAGTCATATAGCTATTTTAGCCATATCCTCCGGAATATCAAGTAGCAGTTCGTTAATTTGATCAATTTTACTGTTAATATTATCAATAACACCACCAGCAATATTTTCATTAGATTTTGCTGCTGCTAACATATTTCTTACTTCAACTAAATTTGTAAACGTGTCTCCTAGGAGCTGATTCATTTGCTGTAAGTGATACGGTAAAATAGGTGGAGCTTTTTGGTGTTTTTCATTATCCTTATACATACCCATTTGATCTGAAGCATTCATATGAAAGTTGATAGGCTTATCTTCTGGGCCTACACTGTAAGGAAATTCTGGTCCATCCATGTAATTATTTATGCTAGAGACTAAATAATTTTATGACCAAATTTGAGAAACGTTTTTTTAAATCTCTTAACGAGCAAGCTGAAGAGGAAAGAGCAGCTTTTGAAGCAGAGTTAGAGGATAATACTGAAGCTGGTGATTTTGACGTAGATGTTGAAGTTGATGAAGTTGCTGTTGATGAAGATCCTAATGTAAAGGCTGCACAAGCTGTTAGTGAGCGCAACGCAGCGATGAGAACTAAGCTTGAAAGTTGGGTTGGAGAGATTGAACAGTTTTTAGAGTATTTAAATGGTTCTTCTCCGGATTCTATTCAAACTTTGTTAGCTAATGCTGAACCCGATACAATCTTTGATCGTATGAAAGCCTCCGAACAACGTAAAATTGCTAGAGTTGCTACGGAACTTGCTGCTTTAAATGAGTCATTTAAGGGTTATATTGCTCAAACTGGAAATGCTCAGTTTAAATACGTTTGATTACGGTATTTTTTAATCTCAGATAATCTCACAATACCTTCGATTCCGTCGAAGGTATTTTTTTCTATAAAGCTCCACTTTATTTCATCTACCTTGCAAGCAATTGCAATATCATTAAAGTCTTTAAATCTTTTACCAAACTTCTCCGGCCATATAAACACCCTCTCCCCTTGTTTGAGTAATACTTCAGACTTTACTAAGGAGGCCTGATCAACCCACTGTGAATCAAGTATCCACGTCTTATCATACCATTTAAGCGTTGTATTTAACTGCTCCTCTTGACGCTGTGTAAACGATTTACCACGTTCAGTAATACCTGCTACAGCAATTGAATTTTTCGTAAAAAATGCATTAATCGGTCCTTCAAATATATAAACACAATCATGATCACTACTTACACGATCAATATTAAACAGAGTTTTTTCAGCATTAACCTTTCCTAAATATTTCGGTTTTACTTTATTATCTTTGTTTAGGACCGTCCTTGTTTGATAAAACTCAATTTCGCCATGCTCATTAAAGAAAGGTATAACGAGTCTATTCTTATGTACCATATCGGTTAATGATACATACAGCGCCGAAGGTTTATTTACCGCGGTATCTAATCGCCGCTCTTTAATTAAATGTTTAACAGCCGTAACAACACTGCTGTTAGTATAAAAGTCAAGCTGAAGCTCGTCAGACAAATTAATACTATCCTTAGGTAAGGTAGTGACTTTAAAGTTTGGTTTAGTATCTTCACTTCTTTCAACAATATCTTCAGCGTCCGGAACATGATCTTTTAATTCTTTAATTATATCTTTATCTGTAGTACCTGATACCTCTTTTATCCATCTTAATGGTTTACCAGACCACCCGCAGTTATGACAAAATATATTTTCGTTTTTAGGTATATAATAACATCGTCTTTTTTTACCTAACGACTTACCTTCTCTGCAAATAGGACAGCTGCATTGGTAGACGTTATTAAACTTGTTATACTTAGGATAAAAACCTAGCTCAAAGAATTTTAGTATAACAAAATCTTCAGGAAGCGATATCATTTAACTTATTATATAAGCTTTTCATGAAAAACAAATTATGCCAATCTTCTTTTTTATCTAAGATTCTCTTAAAGGAATATTCTTCACAATATTCAAGAAATACTTTATAAGAGGGATCGACTTTAACAGCTAATTGATCTTTATAGTATTGCGCTTCGTCGGGTAAAGACTCATACTTATCTAAACAAAATATATCTACGTTTCGTTTAAATATTTCACGTTGAGTATCATCTAGCATAAATCCCGGATCTTCAAAGTACTTTTTAACAGATGCTTTTCCGAAACGTGGAATACCTGGTACATTATCCGATTTATCACCCGTTAAACATTTTGCAGTAAACCACTGCTCTACATCCTTATAACCGGTTTGTTCCTCGAAGTTACTTTCTTCAAAGAACTTTTTACGTATCGGATCATATAGAGTGCACTCAGAACTAACTAACTGCAGAAAGTCTCTATCAACTGAGATAATTACTTTCGAACCTTCGTGCTCTCTACAAATGTATGCAACAATATCATCTGCCTCTAGTTCACGAGGAAAGATAGAATTGATACCCATTGAGTAGAGTATAGACTTAATTACCTCATTATTTTGATGAGGTGAAGAATCTTTAGATCGATTACCCTTGTATTCCTTAAGTATACTCTTGCGTATATTGGGTTTATAGTCTTGCTTTTCATCCCATACAAATACTGTAGTATCAGGAACAAACTGCTTCACGTACGAGCTAACAGCGTTAAGCGTAAAGTAAATATGGAAGTTACTTACTTGGTAATCCGTGTGATTCTTCGTCTTCTTCGACTGGATTTTCGCTGTATGATATGTTCGGTGTATTAAATTGTTTCCGTCTATTATTAGAGTTTTCATTTTTCTTATATTGAGCCTCTACAACAGAATATACGTTTTTAGGAAGCTTTTCTACTAATTTAATTATATCATTGTTCCTTCCGTAATCAAATGATTCTATTGGAACATTAACATTTTCCATTTGAGGTAAAATAAGACAACCAATAGTATCTTTTTTAGGGTCAACTACCGCGAACATTTTACCTACATAATCTCCTGTCTCAACAGCGTATATCTCTCTTTTACGGTAATTCATCTGTATCAAATCCGTGACCTTTAATATGATGCATTTCTGATGCGAAGTATTTTAATAAAAACGAATTTAACGCTTCTTGTTGTTGTGGTGTTTTAGACGCTTTAATATCTAAATGACGGCCTTGAAAATCATAACCTAATAAAATATAGCAATCTAAATATTCGCTAATAATGTTGCATAGTCTACGCGCTAAATCTTGTCTTCTCTTAAATGTTTTTTTATCAACAATACTTTGCTTGAGAGCTCTTTCTACCAGTTCTCTTAACTCCTCATCATTATCAAATTCTTCGGAATCTTCTTCTGGCTTTTCATCACTCATACAATTATTTATTCAAAAAATCGTTCTTATCCTTTTGCTGCACTCCTGATTTTAATAACTTACTTACAACAACTTCAATAGAGTCGGTTTTTAAGCTAAAATTATTATTGAATACTTGATTTCCGTCATTAAAGTTAAACAGATATTCTCCCTTAAATGGAGTATTCTCAAAACACGTAACATAAACAGAAGCTCCACCAGGGTCAACTAAAACAGTCCACTTACGAGGATCAGATTCACTATACTTATCAAATATTCGTAACGTTACAAAGTCATTATCTTTTAATCTCTTGATAAAATAACCTGCAGTCTTGAGTTTGTTCTTTTTTTGTGGCTTTGTCATTGAGTTAAGGCTGATATAATATATTTTAATTTAATATCTTTATCTTCAATATCAAATACAACAACACCATATTCAGTATTTACTCTCACATTAAACTCTTCATCTATAATAGAAAGTAATCTAATATTATCTAAATTAACCGGTACGGGCTTTAACTCAATATCTGTTTTACCTAAACTTAAAGTAAAGTTATCAGTGTTATGTCGAGCTCGATCTGTAAGCTCTGCCATTAAATTACCGTTTTCAGTATAAAAGTATATTTTATTAGTTTCGGAAGCAAAAGTACTACCCTTAAACAATCGTTGTAAAGTATTTTTATTAAGCTTAAACTCTACATCAAACTTAAATGAATTAATTTTTTCTAAATTAATATTAGGTCTAGTTATAAAGCCTTCTTCAAATAAATGATATTTGAACTTAACACTATCCCCTTTATATTCAAGATTATTCGAATTAATGTCTAGAGCTATATCTGTATCTTCAATAGTATCTAATACATTACGCAGCTTCTTTACGTCAGGTACGTTTAATGAACTATTAAATCCAAGATCTGTTTTATATTCACAGCATAAAATTAAAGTACTATCGATACTCGATACTAAGCTAGTTATTTTGTCTTCTTGTAGATCAAGAATAACGCCACTATCATTTATTTTTGAAATAGCGTCTAATAACTTTAAAAATTCAGCTTTGTTTGCGACCTTTAGTTGTCTTTTTTCCATTATCTAATTTTAAGCTAATCTCTTTCAATAGCAAATTTTGCTCTTTTAAAAGATCGAGTAACTTATCCGTAACAGTAGGTTCGGATAAGTTAAACTCCATTTGATCTGGATTATTAGGAATTTGTACTGGTGCCGGCTCCTGTTGTAACTCAGCTGCAGCTTGTTCAGGCGTAACTTGTTGCACAGGTGTAGGTGCAGCTTGTGGTCCTGGTTGCTGATGAGGTTGCTGATGACGTTGTACGGTCGGTATATGTGCAGTTTGTTCAAACAATCGTTTCATTTCCTGTGACTTAGGTTTTAAGTTAGTGGCACTTCCAACAATATTTTGATCTTGCTGATGTAATTGACCATATGTCTGTCCCATAAACTGCATGACCGCAGCTTTTTCTTCTGGTGTCATTCCTTGTGTATCCATATTAAAGATCCTTTAACAAGTCGTCAATATCTTCTTCTACACTATCATTAGTAGCAGCCGTTACTACTGGTTCAGGCTCTGCTGGCGTAGGAGCAGGTTCAGGAGCTGAAGTAGCAGGTACTTCATCTTCAGTCTTACAATAATAATGCTCATTAAGCATATCTTTTAGTTCATCGTAAGATTTTTGAGTAAACACGTCAGTAAGATCAAATGCACTTTCATAAATTTCTTTCTGCTTATCATCAGAAATATCAATCTTACCAGCAGTAGTAAATCTCGATGAGACGTATGTAGGAAAGTCTCCTTGCTGCTCTACCTTGATCTTAAAGTTAACACCTTCACTACCTAGATCAAAGATACGAGGACCAAACTCTTCAGCATCTTCACCTTCAATAGCTTCAGTAATAATTTTTTGAAGCTGCTTACCATATCGAAGAATCTTTACTTTACCGTTATTATCCGGATTAGCAGGATCGTCAATAACATATACATTAACAAGCCATTTTTCCAAACGACGAATAGCTTGCATCTTTTCTTTCTCTTCTTCACTACCAGTTCTAAGAACTTTGAACCTTTCCTCAGCGATCGGATCTCTTTCACCGAACGTTTGTGGACTAAGCGTCTGAACATATTGACCAGTAGCAAAAGAATTCCATCCATGATTATAATAATGAAAGAATGTCTTACTAGGATCTTTTGCATAAGGCAAAAGTCTTACCGTATAAGTATTACCTACTTTAGTAGGCATAATTTCGTTAAATGTAGCAGACCCCTTACTATCGGAGCTTGCTAACGCGTCTTTAATTGATTGAAACATTGAAGTATTAAAAGTACTCATGCCATAATTATATAACCTACGAAAAGGATATCAACAGTTTTTTACAACTGTATATTTGAATTCGAATTAAGGAACTTAGTAATATACTTCGACTTTGTAATTGCAGGCTCAAAGTCAATAAACAGTTTTACTATATCAAAATTTGTTTCTATTGTTAATAGTTCTTTTAGAATATTTCTTAATCTTTCTTCTTGCAGGACTAATATAAAAATATTCTGCAAGGATAATTTTTTACCTTTTAACATTGAGCAAAACGTGCAAAAGCAAAGTAGTAGATGCTCCGTTTCATCCTTTATTAAAGTTTTGGAGGGATTTGGTGATATATTTGATGTTGTTAACACGGTACAAATGTTTTGGTTAAATTCGCAAATTGTTCAGTTAACTTTCCGCCAGCAGCTGCTGCATGTCCTCCACCACCGCATAGTTTTGTAGCTAATATGCTTACATCTATGTTACTCTCTTTTGAACGTCTAAATGATACAGTCTTAGCTTGTATGTTTACAATAATGCTTATATCTGTGTTATACTTCTTTAATAAGAAGTGTGCAAGTTCATTAATTGCATAGTTTGCAAATGTAGCTACGACACTATAGTCTTTTATCATACCTGTAAAGACTTCGCCCGTATCAATTTGATCTTTAAACTTTTTAAAATATAACTTTATAGCATTCTTTTCATGTATAGTAAAATCTCTATAACCGTCTATAAACGCCGCTATAAATTTTTCGGTTTTAGGAGAATTTAGATTATAATATATAGCATTTAGCTTTAACGACTCTTTATGTTTTGTATTATACCAGTCATATGTACTAATGTACTCTAGCAACTCTTTTTGTTTATCTGTTAAATGCTGTAAATGCTTATCAAATTTATCCAAGATTAGATCTACGCAAGAATAATAGCTATCATCAAGTATAGTTTTTGCTTTACTATAAAGTTCTTTATGTTTAGTGTGATTTTTATGCGCATCAACTACTACTACATTTGGTTTATCAGCTAGCTTAATTTGCTCGGGTGTTAAGTCTAGATCGATAATATAGACCCTATCATAGTGATCTAAGGATTCCTGTGCGCCTTTAAACTTACCAGTGAACGTATACTCAGAAACGTCATTAATGCTAAATACTTTAGCATCTTTATATAACCACTTTAATACAAGAGCAGAACCTGCACCATGTAAATCTGTATCTGTCCATACTTGGATATTCACTTTCTAGTATTTACTAAAAGTTCCTTATTGTGCAAGTCCAGCCAATACGTTAAGGGTATCATCCATATCTTCCCCTATCTCAATATCATCTGCTTGCTCAATAGTTAAAGTGGAGTAATCAATCCTCATAGCTTGAGTATTACCTCTAGGACCATAACGATTTTTCATCATACCAAGTCTGATAACACCTATACCTCTATCTTCTTCATTCTGAAAGATAGAAATAATAGCATCAGCAGTAGCAGCTAGACCAATAGATTCAGAAATAGTAGCTAAGTCAGGGTTATCTGTATCAAACCCAGCTCTATTTAATTGAGTAGCTGAAATAATAGGACAATTAAACAAGTAGCTCATAGCACGTACTTGCTCTGTTACATGCTTAATACGTTCATATGAATTATTACCCACAGTAGAGTGCATTAGGTTAAGATAATCAAGTACAATAGCATCTAACTTAATGCCTTGCTCTTCAAACTTCTTAATAAACGCTTTAAGTTGATTAGCGGTAATAGTTGCAGGAGGAAACTCTTTAATAAAAATTTTACCATCTTCATTACGCATACCATGCTTAATACTAGCAGAGTTTTGAGCTAGTTCTTTCATTGGAATCTTAGTAACGTTACTACAAATACGTCTAGCGTACAATAACTCAGACATCTCAAGAGTAACCAATAAAACGTTCTTACCTTCTTCGGCTATATTACTCGCAATATTACCTAGAAAGATAGATTTACCAATATTAGTTTCACCAGCAAAGACATATAGAGCCTTACCCGCTTCTAGAAAGCCTCCACCTAGACAATTATCTAGCCATTCCCATTTACTAGGAACATATCTTTCTACAGAGTTAAGATCATCAATAAGCTTATCAACATCACCGTAAAAGTCTAAACCGAGATCGGTTACAAGGTTAATATTACAAGACTTTTCGAACTTATCCAACACAACAGACGTATCTACTTTACCACTCGATACATCTTCAGCAACATTTAGCATTGTATGATAGACAGCCTTCTCTTTAAGGAACTGCTCGGTATTATCATACAACTCATCTTTATCTAAAGTATTATCAATATCAGAAAACGACTTAACAAGTTCCTTAAACGACTCTTTCTGCTCGTCAGATACAAGATATGATTTTATTTCAGTAGCAGTAGGGAGTTTATTTCTCTTTTCAGAGAAGTCTTTGATAATATCAAAGATACTAGCAATCGATTTATTTTTAAAGTATTCTGGCTTAACAAAATCAGCAATAGAAGCCAAATAACCACTATCAGTAAGAGACTTATAAATAAGAATATTTTCGAAATAATCTAAGTCTAATTTACTCACAATTTAATGGTATACTAAAGTAATATATTTTCAACACTGTTACTCATTTGTAGTAACAGTTTTCTTACCGCCTCTATCTTCAACATTTTGCAAATATTCATCTGTCACATTACGCACAGGTATAATTTTTTCTGGTGCAAATTCTTCTAAAAGACGGTTGTAATTTTTTTCAGTTAAAATATCTTTACTGTAATTTATTTTGTTAGACCATATATGTCGTTTATGTAATCCAGATGTATTACCGCCAAAATCCTTTTCTACAGTTTCTTGAACTTTAATATTTCTCTCTCTCTTTGTTCCTTCTATCATTAGATCTTTTATCTGATCATTTAAAACTAATTTCCATGGAAATGTATCTCGAATAAAAAAGGATTGAAACTTTTCAAATATATAATCATAATTATTAGCAAATTTTTCATACTGCAGGGTTAAAATTCTACCTTTATATTCAGCCTTAAGATATTCTATATATTGCAATTGGTCACGATATTCATCAACTCGACTCAACAGTGTTTCCTCTTTATTAATTAATTTTAAAAACATATCATTGTCATTTAAGCCGACGCGAATTAGAGATAAATAGCTATCAATAAAATTTCTTTCTGTAATAACAATGTCCCACCAAAATGTTTCCGAGACTTCCTCACCAGTCGGGGTTAGCCATACTAATTCAAATTTACCTTCATTTACATCAAGCCAATTATTTTTATGCCCGTGTAAAAGATCGGGGATTCCCCACTTTCCTCCAGTTATATGATTAAAGAATTTCATATCTGGGTTTCCGGATGAGTCATTATAAAAGCGACATGTACCAGCTATCATTGTAAATACACACTGCCATATTAATGTGGATCCTGTACGTGGAGCGGACACTACACCGATTGGAGTTAAATATTCTTTCATTCTTTTTGTTCTTTTGATTTCCATTTATCGAGAAACCAGTCTTCGCCTTTTTGAAACTCTTCAGTAAACTCTGTAAGACCAGGAGATTTGTGTGTTACAATAAAATCACCAACGCCAACTTTAAACCCGGCTTTGTGACATTGCATAGAATAATCTAAATCGTAAAAATGCCACTTAGATGGACATGATTCATCAAAACGTATTTTTTCAAATACTTTTCTCTTTATAACTAAAAAGACCCCATCAATAAGAATGGCTCTATTAGGGTAAAATCCAAAACCACCCATATGTTTTTGGCCTTCTGTACCATGAGCAACTGCTCCAATTAAATGCCCTCCTTCAAATCCTCCTCCGAGTAAATGCCACAATACTGGTTTTTTAAGAGTTACTTTATTACAGCCAGCAACACCTACTATGTCAAATTTTTCAAAGTTTCTTTCTATTCTTCTCTCTGAAAAAGCTTCTAATATTACATCATCATGAACAAGAACTAAATTTTCAACTCTTTCCTTAATTGCAAAATCGATTGCTTTGTTATATGTTTTTTGTAACGATTCTTTATTATGCTCTTTAATAAAGATGTCAATTCCTTCATCTTTACAAGTATTATAAAGCATTGAATCTTCTTTTTTACCTGCTGTAGCAGAAAATATAAATGTGTTCATACAAATGTAAATGGAGACTTAACTTCAAAAGTCCCAGCTTTATTCCAACGTTTTGTTTTCTTATTTAACCTCATTATTACACCTTCTGGTAAAACTTTATAACCTGTTCCTGGCATTGTAGTGTAGTTACCTTTGTTATTGTAATGTAATACAGATCCTACTCTAGCAATAAACACATCGTTCGTTTCACAATTAACAATACTTAAAGCAAACGAACCCTCGAGCATTGATAGTACTTGCTTAATAGTATTGATAGGCGTTTTATTAACCTGTGAATATTTCTCAAGTAACTCGACTATAACAGCTGTATCGACAGGATTTTCTAGAAATCTTGTATGCTTTCTTCTTAGCTTTTTTTCATTCGTTAAAACACCGTTATGACTCACTAACCAAGTCATAGATTCAAACGGATGTGAAGTATTATAGTTCCAAGTTCTTTTAGCTGAGGTAGGAGCTTGTACATGACCTAGAAGATATTCTATGTCTTTTCTACCAGCATAGTTAAATTTATCAAAATTTATATCACCTTCATATTTAGCAATATACTGATCATCATCTGACAAGCATACAACACTACTAGCAAAATTACCACGTTCTTTATTTGCGTCGTATAAGACTTCTAACATAGTCTTATCGAACGATCCAAAAATTGCACACATAATTTATGTTAATATATTTTGTGCGATAATCAATCTTCCCAATCAAACTTAAATCCTGGCTCCCACATATAAGAGTTATCTACATAACGACTAGATGGTCCATCAGGTCCTTCTTCTCTAATTCGTTCGCAGATTTTTCTTAATCTTAGTATATGCGGGCTAGGTTCTGATACAGACTGTCTATGCTCCTTAGGTATCCTCCAAAACAAATCAATATTACCATATCTTTTGTCTTTAGCTAAACTATAATCTGGGTAATCAACACCGTCGATAGTGAACCATTTTTTCTTTTTCTTTTTAGTTTTTTCGATTCCTAGATTCTTAAGTGTCTTTTTACCTAGACCCTTTACCTTAAACAGATCGTCATTGTTTCGAAAAGGTCTAAAGCCTACGATACGTTTAGCTGTAGTCCTCCCTACACCTGGTAGTTTATACAGCTCTTTTTCAGTCAATTTGTTAAAATCCTTATAATTTAGCTTCATAGGTATAAATATATTATATGAGTTCCTTCGATTTTACCGATAATTTTAGTGGCTTTAATGATTTATTCAACAGGGCAGAGTTCCTTACAGAAGCTAAAAAATCACCTTATGCTAAATACCACCCTTCTTTTGGTGGCATTACTAAGGACCTAAAAGCAGCTGGGTTTAGTTCTGCGCCGCTTGATACAATTAATTTTATTAGAACGTCATTGTATAATTTAGAACTCATTAGTGATGAAGAATTAGCTGCTGCTAAAAAAGGGTCCGGGTTTAGGGCTAAAAAAGATAATCTTATAGCTCTGTTAGATGCTAAGGAAGATATAATTGAGCAAAATAAAGATGAAATTGCTAAAGAGATTGAAGACAATCTCGCTCGTTATATTAATAGAGCTACTACGAATAGAGGAAAAGAAGAAAAATATGCTGCGCAGAAGGCTGCTTTGGAGTTAGCTAAAGACATTAAAGCAGGTAAGGATATGGGTGATGCTGTTGAAGATACTGTCGGTCAACTGGATGCAGCAGAGTCTGAATTAGCTGATAGCTTGCAAATGTCAAAAGAGGATCCAACAACATTTATTGAGATTAAAATTAGAGATGCTGGACGTGTTGAAGATGTTGGTAATATTGTTTCAAAGTATGCTAATGAAGATGGGTTAGATATTAGCGGCGATACAGTTCAGTTTTCGGTTGACCCAGATACTCCATTAGCTAAGGCTGTTACAGCGCACGGTATTGATAAAATTGAAGCAGCGTTAAAGAGAGACGTTGATAAGATTAGTGATAGTGTAGTTGTTGTGATGGCACCTGATGAAGATTACGAGGAGATGGGATATGGTTTTGATAGCCCTGAAGAGCCTGATGAGTATTCAATGGGTGAAGAAGGGGGAGGAATTACTGAAGTAGAAGATGCAGAGGATCTTGATCACTTCTTAACTAAGGAACAGCCAGAAGATTATATTCCATCAACTGATTATGAAGACGTGTTAGATGATCTTGTTAACAAGGATAAAGAGAAGCATGCTATAAGAAAGCTTAACGGTGAAAATGAGGAAGATGCTATAGTAATGCAACCTATGCTTGAGTCACATAAGACAGATACATCAGCATATCTTACAGAGCAATCAGCTTCAGACAAACGTAATAAGAAGACGGAGATTAAACCTCAATCCTTTAAGGAAAAATACAAGCCAAAGACACATTGGCAGTTAGAAGAGCTTAGACGTTACGGTCTTTAAGCACACTCTTTACAATTATTTTCTTCGTATAGCTTATCCAACTTTTCTTGTTGGATATAAGTAATAGGGTCTCTTAAACCGGCATCCACAAACCCCTTTACTCTCATACTACTTGACGGTGTAGTAGCATCTGCTAGTTTATCCTTTCTATCTGAATAACAAGTCCAAGTATCTTTAAACTTAACACCTAGTCTAGCACCCTCTTGAATAATTTCAGCTTTAGACATTTCAAGCAACGGAGCTTCAATTACAATTCTATTTTCTCTATTAAGATCAGTTACATTATTAACTACATCTACAAACTCTTCACTACCATCCCAGTAACCAGCTAACGAATCTACCTGAGCAGCACCATACCAAACTGTATCAGCACCAACACTTTCAGCATACGAAGAGCAAATAGATAAGAACATTAAGTTTCGAAACGGTACGTATGATACAGGTTGCGCATCACCAGCCATTTCACTAATATTAGGATTATCAATATCTGTATTAGTTAGAGATGAAGTAGGAGCAATATCCTTAATGTATTTAACATCTAAGATTTTATTAGTTACCGTTAAATTAAACCAACCACTAAACAACTTGTTAAAATTATCAATTTGTTTTTTAACACAACTTAATTCACGTTTATGTCGCTGACCATAATCGAAAGTTAGAGTATGTATTTCTTCATAACCTCGATCTTGCGCCATATACAACAGCACAGACGAATCCATTCCACCACTAAGAGTTAATACTAGTTTACGTTTCATTAATTATAAAAGCTTTACAGAAGGTACCATACCTTAAAAATTCCTCTGTTTTAATATTTGGATTTTCATACAAAAATTCTTTAAATGCTCTCCGCTCACCTTTGTTTCTATCACCTCTAAAGTGAAACCAATCATCAAATAAAATTATACTACCAGGAACTAATTTATCCCTAGTTAAGTTTAATACGGTTTTTGTACTTGTATATAGATCACAATCTACATGTAATATAGCAATTTTATTAATTTCATCAATTTTTATATCTTCAAAATAACCAGCCTTAATAATGGGGGTTTGTAGATTATAATGTGAAAAGAAGTTAACTACTTTTTCTGGGGTAACGTCTTCTCCATAACCGATGAGAGGGTGAAAAGAATGATTAATTTTAAATACACCTTTTTCCCATCTTGGATGACCTTCTGAATCTTGTAATCCTTCAAAACTATCAAACCCGTATATATTTCTATCTATACTACTCTTTCTATTATGTTGATTCTCGTCTTGAAAGTATTGTTGATGGGAGTACGCTAAACTAGCTAAGCTCCTTCCTGTATAACATCCGAACTCACATATATCACCAGGTACTAACTCATAGTTAACAAACCTTACGGCTTTTTTAAAAGCTTCGTGACGTATATCGCTTAGTATTTGCTCGCGAAATTTATGACCAATTTTCATTACGTTATTTATCACCGTCTAATAAATCTTCTAATCCAATTTCATCAGGAGCCTCCTCACCTTCTTTATTGCTATACGACCATTCGTCTTTAATTCTTTCCTCTACTTTAGGTAGAATAGTCTCTTCCCAGAGTTTCTCATCCTTACGCCAATTTTTATAGTATCCTAACTTTTTACCATCTTCAAGTTGATAGGTTGCTCCAGTTTGTACTACTGCTCCTACTCCAACTGCTAGATCAACTAAACCATAGTATCTATCTAACCCAGTAGAAAAGGAAAGGTACATTTCACCCTCTAGATATTGTTTGATAAATCTATTTTTACGTGTTAAAGCTCTAATAATAATACCAGAGTATTTTTTCTGACCAACAGCCAAATCACCATCAACAGTTTTACCGCCATCCGATTTCATAGGCTTACGCGCTAATTGTACAGTTACAGAGGGTAGATATACACACGACTTACCACCTGGCATGTTCTTTTCAATAGAAGGAAACAATGCAGTAGGATCGTCATATACATGGTTAGTACAAAGGATAGTAGTCTGGGTAATAGCGCCTAAGTTGGTACAAGTTTGCATCAAGGTTTTCATAGCTCGAGCCTTAGTACCCATATCAGATGAAGTACTATCCTTACTCATACGACTAAGTTCAAGTTCAGATTGTAAGTTAGCAAGAGAATCAATAGCTACAATAAACTTACCTTCAAGTCCTTTCTCTTTAACAGAAGTAAGAAATTTATATAAAGCGTTTCTTGCTTGTTCAATACTAGTAGTAGGTACGTATTTTACTTTACTGATATCTAAACCAAGTCTTGCTGCACCATCTGGATCAATAGCATTTTCAGTATCAAAAATAACAGGCGTAAGCCCTTCTTGTTGTGCTTTAGCTAGAATCTTTTGAACAAACAATGACTTACCAGTCATAGATTCACCAGCGAGCATAGTTACTCTACCTTTAGGAATTCCACCATTAATTGAACCAGAGATAATCGCATTTAATACATATGATCCGGTATCAATCCATTCTCCAACATGACTAAGAGTATTATTATCGAGGTAGGTAGCAAAAGGGTTTACTTTATCTATAGCGTCTAATGCGCTAGCAATATCTTTATCCATATATAAGATTATATTTTCTTATATATGCTTTTCAACTGTTTAATTTGCTCCAAAAGATGTAGCACATTGGTAACTTCTATGGTATCTGTTTGGATGGTTAGTGGATAGTTCAATTGCGTATCAATACGTATACCTTCTACGTCGCACTCTGGTGTAACCATCTCATCTACATAGTCATATAAACCAAGATTCTTAAGGTTTTTGTAGTGATAATCAATTAACGGCTTTGTAGTTTCAACAACAACATTAGACTCAGCCATCATTGTTAAATACCTAAAGTATAGCCCTTCATTTGTGGTTAAATCGGCTACAACTATTAAGTTCACATAATTATTTATGCATAAAAAAAGCCCCTTTCGGGGCTTTTTAAAAAGGTGGGTGAGAGGATTTTCTGGTTACCTCCAACTTTCAGTTAGGCAAGATGCAGTTTCATCTTTTAAACCTACTTGTGCCCCGCATTATACACTTAATAGTCAGTCG